GTCATTCTCGTCAGGCAATACTTGAACTCGTCGACCAGGCCGACGTCCCAAGAGATGTGGGTGCGGTAGGTCTTGCGGTCTTCCAGCAGGCCGACGTCTTCGGGCGTCAGGTTGCGGACGTAGATGCCGCGCAGCATCCCTTCGCCGAGGGTCATGCCGTAGATCGACGACGTGACCGCCGAGCCGGTGCCATAGGCGACTTCGTTGAACTGGAGGACGGGGACCTGGTCGTCCTTCGGGTAGCCGTAGAGAAGCCGGATGCCGGCGTAGGTCAGCTTCGGCCGGCCGATCTCGTCCCAGGTCTGCATGACGTAGCCGGTCAGCGCCTGGTTGCGCGCCGCCTGAATCCACAGGGGCAGCGACAGGAAGGGGACAAACAGGTAGCGCGTGCCGGACTTGCCCGACAGGTTGTTGAGCATCGTGTCAAGGTTGGCGAGCGACAGAGCCGCGCCGCCCGAGGCCGTCGAGTTGTAGTAGAGCCGGCCGAACTTCTGCGCGCGAACCTGGAGGCCGTTGAAGACGCGCGGATTGACCGACTGGTCGCCCTTGACGAAGGTGTCGATCCACAAGCGGGCGAAGGCGGTGATGCCCATGCGCTCTTCGTAATTGCGCCGCTCGGGGCCGAAGCGGTCCTGAATCGCGCGGTCAATGTCGATGTCGTGGTCGATGATGTAGGTCGCCTCGTCGAACGGCGAGATGATGCCGTGCCCGGACGAAGACGCTTCGTTGACGGCGCGGAACACCGGCGTCGCCAGCGCGGCTTCGCGATAGCCGACGTACTTGGAGCCCTTCAACCCCTCGAAGGGCATGACCTCAAAGACGTCGCTGTACTGCGTGAACATCTCGATCACGGGGCGGCGAACGTCCTCCGGCGCCATTCCCTTGGCGTATTCCGTGAGGGTCATGAGGTTCGAGACGGCCATCGGAATTCCCTTTCAGATCACGGATTGCTGGCGCTTGCCGTGTAGGTCCATTGCGCAACGTTGGTGTTCGCCACGCCAGCCTGATTGACGTCCTTGACGTAGGTCGCGGCGCTGACCGTCCCCTGCGTCTTTTGGACATCGTCGGCCATCTTGCGCAGAATGCGCGCGATGTAGGCGACCTCGGCCGACTTCTTGTCGAAGGTCTGGTCGACGAAGGTGGCGACGAAAACGGTCATGTCAGGCGACCTTCTTGCCCTGCGCCGCCGCGGTCATGCGGCGGGCGTAGTCGAGCCGTTCGGGCGGGCTGAGTTTGGAGTAGGCTTCCTCGGACAGCTTGCCAGGCGCTTCCGGCGGCTCGCGACCGCCGCTCTTGAAGGTACCAGATCCGGTGAACTTGGCGATCAGCGATTCCGCCATCTGGACGTCGGCGGCGGTGAACAGGCGCGAGACGAAGCGCGCGCCGGGTTCCTGGCCGAGCAGGCCCTGCGCCCATGTCTGGATCGCAGTGACGCGCGCCTGGCCGTTGGCCCCCAGCTTGCCAATCTCGGCCTTGCGCGCCTGGTCGATCTGCGCGGCAGTGCCGACGCGGTCGCCGGCGACAAGGGCGATGGCTTCCTGGAAGGCTTCCTGGGTCAGGCCGTTTTTCTGCGCCCATTGCTGGCCTTGCGCCCACAACGGGTTGTCGGCGTCGATCTTGAACTCGACGCCCTGCGGCAGCGTGAAATCCTTCGGCAGTTCGATCTTGTAGTCTTCCGGCTTGGCCGGGAGCGTCAACCGGCGCGATTCATCGGCGGCGACGCGCGTCTGCAATTCGTTGAAGTGGGCGGCGAACTCGGCGTCCTTGACTTTGCCGGCGGCGGCGTCCCAATACGCCTCGGGGATATAAGCCGGCCGCTCGTTACTCGGAGCGGCCGGAGTCGGCGTGGGAGTTGGGGTCGGCGTCGGGGTCGGAGAAGCCGGGGACGTAGTCGGCGCGGCTGACGAGACGGGCGCCGGGGACGCGACGGGCGTGGCGGGGGTCGGCGCTGGCGAGGCGGAAGGTGACGGGGCGACTTCGGTCACTTAGAGCAATTCCCTCGGCCATCAGAGCCATTAGATCACGCGCGAAACTGCGGCGACCGTGGTCGGATTGCAATGATCTGTCCGATCCATCGCTAATGACGCCGCAGAGCGCCTTCTGCAAATAGAGGTAGAGCGTCACGCCGTCGGGCGTGCGCGCAATGCGGTCGATCGCCAGTTTGAGATCGTCGTCGGAAACTTCGCTCATGCGGCCGCTCCCGGCGTCTCGTTGGGCGGCGCTCCAGCATGGCGCGCGCCGGCCAGTTGGGCGATCGCCGCGGTTGCCTGTTTGACCTGGTCGGGATTGCGCCACTTGATCAGGCCGACGCGCATCTTGTCGACGATCGCCTTCATCGTTCCGGCACCGTCGCAATACATCTTGAATTCCTCGGGGAAGGTCGGCGCGATGATTTGCAGCGCCTTGATCGCCATCCCGACTTCCTGCTGCTCGGCAGCGGCCTGCGCCGGGTTGCGCGGCATGGTCGCGACGGCGCGGCCGTCAACGCGGATCGGCTGAATCGCGCCGGCCTTCTCCAGCAGCCACTTGAACCGGAGGAAAATCTGCGCCGGGCCTTCGCGCCAGAACGGCAGGCCGGGCGTCCCAAGGCGGCGCTGCGCGCGCGCCATCTCGTCTAGCCACTGGCCGAGCGTCGGCGGTGTGTCGCCCGTTTGCTCGGGGTAGTCGACGAAGAACAGCTTGCGCAGCTTCTTGATCTTCTCCTGATAGGCGTAGTTTGCGACCTCGGGCGGTGGCACCGTGAAGATCGGTTTGACGGCGCCCTCGGAGCCCGGCCGAATCGGATAGGCCATGTCTTCCTCGACGCCCTGTTCGACGGCGGCGAAGGAATCGTCGGGGTACGTGATCGGCGGCATGATCGAGCGCGCGGCGTGAACCGTCCGCATATATTCGAGTTCGTCGATCTGGCGGAAACTCGGCAGGCCCTTGATCAGCGGACCGACGCCGTGCGGCCAGTCTGCCGTCGCGCCAAATCGCATGACCAGCAACGGGCACGAGCCCTCGCCGACACATTTGGCGTCGTGAATGACCTCGTTGCCAATCATGATGACGTGCTGCCAGACCTCATCCGACTTGTCCTCCCAATCACGCCAGAAGGCCCAAATCACTTGCGTCCGGTCGGACGGCTTGTCCTCGTGCTTCTTCTTGACCTCAGGGGGAACCTTCTTCCAGACTTCCTCGCCGACGAGTTCGCGGACGTAGTGGTTCCTAGTGAAACGCACGGCGGCGCGGTAGTCGACCTCGCCATAGGGTCCGAGGTCGATTTCGAGTTCTCGGAAAGGAATGGCTGAAACCGTGATCGCCGAGGCCGGATGCGGGCGCTCGACCCACACGGCAGCCGTGCCGATCGCGAGGTCAGGGTTGAAGGCTTTCGGGATTTCAGGATAAAGGTTCGACGCCTTCATTGCGGCGAAGATCGCCTGATCGTCCTTCTTGATCTGGTCGCGGACCTTGCGCCAAACCGGCCCTTCGGCGCCGCCCGGCAGGTCCATGCCCGGCCCGCGCTCGCACCACGGCTCGGCTTCCGGCATGAACGCGCCGACGACCGCCGTGACAAAATCCTCAACGATGATAAAGGTTTCGTCGGTGTTGAGTTCGGGCGCGTCCAACATGCGCGCCTGACTCGGCGACGTCATCGAGGAAATCTGGCGCTGGCGATTCGGCGCCGCCAGAAAATAGCACTCCTTCACATCGAGTTCGATGTACGACTTCCATGTTCGCGCCGCGGCGAGCCGCGCGACCGCCTGCTGTTGCAGGTCCTTCGCCTGGCCGGTCGAGGCGGCTTCGCTCTGGACGGAATTGGTCGTCGAGGGGATTTCTGCCATAGGTCAGGCGGCCTTGCCGGGCGCGATCGCGCCAGTGCGGGTCGAGACGAGCGGGCTGGTTGTGCCGCCGGCGACCGCGAGTTGCGTGCCGTAGCGCGCCATCAGCGACGCCATGTCGCCCTGCGTCTGAGTCTGGAGCTGGTTGGCGAGGCTAGCCTGCGCCTGCGCTTGTTCCTGCGCCAGCATGGGATCGACAGGAATCTTCGATTCGCCCATCGAACAACTCGCCTCCGTTGGCGAGCAGATGGTGATAGAGCGCGTCAGGCCGCAATGATCCGGTCCTGACGCGGAGCAAATGCTTGACCGCCGAGACGCAGGTGAAGCCGGCGCGGCCGCGCCAGCTCATCGGGGCGTCGGCGCGCCTGCATTTGACGATGACGCAGTGAGCGGCGTAGCGCGCGATCTGCTGGCGCGCGATCTCAT